TAAGTGTCTTGGGTCTTTCTCTCCTTGTCGCTTGCCTGCTGAACTGAATGGTTGGCATGGATATCCTCCAATGAGTCCGTGTATTTTTCCACGAAACTCTCGTGCAGGGAAGGTTTTAAGATCCGAGTAGATAGGTGCGTTATCCATCCTCCCTTCTTCAATCTTCGCAACCAGGTTTGCTTGGACGAAGGCTTCGATCTCCACATTGCAGATGACTCTAACATCCACGCCTGCTCTTCTAATTCCAAGTTCAAGCCCTCCGTATCCGGTACAAAAGCTGATAATGTTTTGGGTATTATCCACATTACTCCTCTTCCTCTTCATCCTCAGTCGGATTGCGCCATCCCTCACCACGTCGTCTCCGCCTTTCAGCAATTAATTCATCGTGATACTCATCACATTCCTCATCACTCATACTAATCTGTCCTTTCTGTCGTAATTGCCCACCAATGACCAAAGGTCACCATCCTCACGCTTAACCTTAACCACACTACCCAATCCAAACTTACCAGGTTGGGCGCGGATTTTACCATGCGTGCCATCATCAAATTCTATAAATCTTAGGTATGGATTCTTAGGTAACATATACACCTTTGCCATACGCTCATCCCCAAGGGTCTGCTTAATCATCCCCTCCTTTACCAATACCCTCTCCTTCTTCTCACCCTCCTCCTTCTGGTTACTCTCCAACTCAAGTAACAAGGTAACCATCTTCTTGCTTAATCGGTTATTACTAAAGGCAAGCCTGACTGTGACAGGCTTAACTCCAACCAACCCACTAAACTCCGTGTAGTTCATACACGCCTCCTTTAAAACACCTTTCGCTCGTTCTGTATCCATTTGTCACCTTATGTAGTCTTTATCTTGACAAATCAAGTTCTTTTTGAAAAAAACTAAAATTTCATGCCAAAACAATATAAACGAAGAGCAAGGAAACCCGGTACAGTCCGTGGATTCTGTGATGAAATGACAAAAAATAATATTATCAAATCAGCCGCCAAGATTGCAGCTAAACAATCAAACGGAAAAAAAGAAGCAGAAATCCTAATGAAACAAGATCCAGAACTTCGTCAGTCAATCGGTAACTTCCTACGGTATCGCCTGGACATGACAGAACAAGAGTTCCTAAACAAAGTAAACAACAAGCTCTCAGATATGGTGGCAGACTCCCTAAACACTCTACACAACAAACTAGACGAAATACCACCCCAAAACCTAGCCTACGCAGTTGCCGTACTCATGGACAAATTCCTAACCGTATCAGGCAGACCATCCAATATTACAGCATCCGCAAATGTTACCCTCGGCTCTTCAGACATGTCACCAGATCAAGTACGATCAATCCTAAAAGGGGCTACAAAAGAAGTTAAAAAACAACCCAAGGAAGCATCCAAGGAAAAAGTCGTAGACATCACGCCAAACGATGACTCCGCTAAATAAAAAAATCATAGCACTACGCAGAAAAGGTCATTCCTTTAAACAAATTGCCAAACAACTCAAATGTTCAATATCAACCGTCTCCTACGCACTACGCAAAAAAACAAGGCAAAAAGTAAAGGATAAAACAAAACAACTCCCAACATACGAAAAATTACACAGAAAGAAAATCTATAGATTCCAAAATCATAAGACACCATACAAAACATCCCTACCCTGGTACTTAAACAAAACACCAAGGCAAATATCAAAAGGAATTACCACCAAAGCATTCACCTTTCAAAGACGTATGACATTCAACTACAAAGATGTTCAAGCCAAATTCGGTGACCACTTCCCATGCGCACTAACAGGTAGACCACTAGACTTTAACAAACCAGATACCTACGAGTATGACCATATCCTACCCATCGCAAGAGGCGGGGATAACTCAATCGATAACCTGCAAATCGTATGCCCAGAAGCAAACAGGGCAAAAGGTATGATGACCGATCAAGAGTTCTTAGAACTATGCAAGGAAGTTGTAATCCATGCAGGGCATAGAATATATAAACCTATAGACACCTAACTTTTACAGGTATTGTGGCGGTGGGGTTTTAGGATTTCCCCTCTGGTTATTTCTATCACCTGTTCCGTAACCACATAAAAGCGGGACACCCTCCCTTGTAAATCAAGGATCGTACTCCGCATTTACAACCCAAACTACAAAACAATACCCTCGAGGCCATGTTGTGCGGTGATGTGTGGGGGTATGGGGGCGTGAGGCTTGCCCCCATCATAACCATGCGCAAAACGAAGCCCCATCAAGGGGGGCATATTGCGAAAAAAGTTATGCGGGGGGTGATAATAATATAGAAAGAACGCAGGCGCGCACGCGCACCCCCGCCCCCCCGCATGCGCGCCAGGCGTGCGACTATTTATAACGATTTTGGATGATGTTATTTTTTTTAGAAATTGCACGCCATGCATGTTTAGTGGGATTGAATGCAAACAGATCCGAGCTTGCAAGTTTTTCGTATGAATTGCACGCAAGATAGAATGAAGAATGAAAGCCGGATTAAATGTATACTTAGTGTAAATACATACTTCGTGCATATTGGTTTTTTTGGCATGGAGCGAGGAATGCTTTCTATTGCAACTAACTTGCATTAATACACATCTATTGCAACTAACTTGCATTAACACACATCTTTTTCTAGCTCGCAACTTTCTTTCGCAACTTCCTCGCTTTCACTTTTCCATGCTTCCATTGTTCCCATGTTGTCCAAGTAAAGCGCTAAGCATGGCCTCGTTTACGAGGGCGTGCATGCATGCATTAAAACTTTTTTACTTTTTACTTGCATTGAAACTACAAAAGTATACATTGTTTGTATTCGCGGAAATAATCCGCTTTTTAACAACTCAAATTACTACTATGAAAATTACTACAAAATTACTTAATGACAAGGTACATACATTAAATGTATTACTTGGACGTCCATTGACTCCTTACAAAGAAGATAGACAAGGTAAACTCCTTAAAGGTACTCATGGGCAAGTTATACCATGCGCAAATCATTTCATGATAGACAACTCATATGGTGGTGTACGTCTTGATGAAATGGCTAAAGGAGGTGGCGTTAATGTTATCCTCGAACGTTGTACCAAGCGCGAGCTATTCGATCAAATCAATGCAATGATCAAAGGATATCAAATTGGAATCAAAAACCACTAAATTTAGATACCATGCATTACGAACTATCAATAATACTACTCGCTCCATACGCCATCGTTGGCGCTTGGTTAGCAATACAATTAATACTTACAAAAAGGAGAAACTAGCATGAAAAACTTAATAGAATTAACAATTACATTTCCGGAATCAGAAACGCAAACCATGATCTTAGAGAAAGGATCAGAAGCATATAAGCAAATGATTGATTATGCAGAAATCAATGAGGGAACAATAAGTGAGAAACCACATGTTAATATAATTGATCATACCAAAAATCATTATCTTTGTGATTTTAGAGTCGCAGATATTGTAGAGATACATACCAAGCAATCATTGGAAGCAGAATTTGCAGACTCAAATCTCTATGATGTTAATCAAGGCGCTGACAAGAAAGATTGGAATTACAAAGGCGAGCAAATCACCTTTAGAGAATTAATGGAAAAACTAGATCGCGCACCAAATACATATAGTGAGGAATCCGGTGGTGAAATTGATTACAATTATTACATGCATGATGATGGCGGCATGTTAATCAAACGCATTTGGTAAAGGAGAAACTAGCATGAGTTACAAAGAAGAACATCCCGATTGGATTGCACCAAGTGATTTTAACTTGAGTGAATTAGAGAAACTAGGATTTGAGGATATATCATGGCATAATGATTCTTTCCCATTTTGGGGACATTTTACTCATGGTTTTACACTTGGTGTAGATTACATTGAAAGTATGAGTGATCACCCAAGTGAATCATTTAATGATGAGTTTGAGCGTTACCATTTATGGAAACGTGAACTAAGTGAGGGTGAGAAAGAGCATGAATGTTTACATGACGATAAAGAGCATGTCATCTCATCCAATACCTTTGCGGACATCATCAAAGCAATAAAGGAGAAACTAGCATGAATACATTTTGCATAGGAAAATACCCAATTGGCACTCAATACATGCCAATAAGAAAGAATACATATGTATGCACCATTACAGACATACATAAGACATATAACAACAATGGTGACTTAGTTAAAACTACTTATGTGGCAACGCATGAATTTTGCGGTCAAACCATAACAGAAAGCGATGTAAATGAAACTACAATTGCACGTGGCATTGATAACATGAAAGCAAAGGAGAAACTAGCATGAAACACGCAATAGATTTAATAATAAATACATTAATTGAATTGCTCCATGTGTATCTCAACGAGAATGACAATAATGAGTTACTGCGTGATGTGTTAATTCATTTAGAAAAGTACAAAAGAGAGTTATGAAACACGCAAAACAACTCTTTCCAATCGCCTTGCAAGAGCTGCTTGAGATAGGCGAGAAAGGTATGAAACAAAGGGAGCAAAGGGAGCGTGCAAAGCGTGGTGCATTGCCCCGTGAAACGGGGGCGTGCATGCATGTAGCGCGTAAGGAGAAACAACTTAAACAATTACAATTACAACTTAAAACATACTACAAAAATGAAAACTATAAATATTGAATTAACAGATGAGCAACATTGCATGTTAACGCGCATTGCCAAAGGCGATAAGAGAAAGGTATCAGACTTGATCTACCTTGCACTTTCCAGAGGCTTTGAATACATGTACGATGAAACTGTACTACATATCGAGAAAGTTGATTCCGATTATACGGATGAAGAGAAAAAGCAGATCGCAAAAAACAAGAAACTTGAAGCGACAAAGGGATGGAATGATCTCACTTATGAAGAGCAGAAAGATCGCGGATATGATTATATCTGCAAGGTAATGAGCAACTATCCAAGTCAAAACGATTTCATGCCTAAATTTGCAGAATCATTAGAGAGAAATGTGACGGAAGGTTTAGCATGACCTGGAGGAGAAACAAGCACGCTAGGATCAAAGACTTCGAGGTCTTTGCATTTAAGAAAATAAAAGGCCAACGTGCCTGCATGAAGGTTCTCAACGTGCAAGCACGCACGCCAGATGAAGCTGGTAAAACCGGGCAGTCATTTTCCAAGATGATGAGTTACGAATATTCACATGTAAGGGAGGTAGTAGCATGAGTATGAATTACGAACACATTGAAGATGAAAGAAAAGTTGAATTACTTTGCGATTTATTAAATGAATACGAAACTCGGATGCAGGAAAGAGAAAGAGATGGTGAAGATCCGGATTGTGAGGATTGGCAAGATTTAATTAATGGATGCAGAGAGTTTATAGAAATAGGAGAAACAAAATGAATATACCAAACGAAATATACGAATACGCACAAAAATATGGCATTGATTGGACACCAACAGGTGGAGGGTGTGACTTTATCACCCGTACAATTGGAGAAACAGAATTGAAACTTGCCGACCATGAAGATACCGGATGGTGTCCAGATAGTATCGATGATGAATGTGTAGTTTGCATTGAAAGTAAGGGCAATTGGAATGGGGAAAAAGTAAAGAAGTTCCCTAATTGTCGTGATGCAATTGATTGGATGGCAAAACAGAATCAAGATGGAGGAAATAGCAATGGGTAAGGTAAAAGATTACAAATTGGATAATGGTGAAGAGCATCTGTTTGGTGTTTTAGAAAAAGAAACCGGCACTATCAAATATTTTTACGAATTACCTCACGTAATACCATTGGCTATGGGATGTTATCTGAAGGATTTCTATAAAAAGGACAGTAAGTACAAGCTAGTAAAGTTTCGTATTACGAGCGTGGAAACTGTTCCCCAAGAGGAGGCAATGCAATGAACGCCAAGAGATTTAAAGCGAAAGCTATTGGATTTTAACATGAGCAAACAAGACAATGACCTGCTACCCAAGCTCGCACTAGGCATGACTATATTCTTAGCGATGAAGTTAGTGCCGAAAGTGCTTGCATGGTGGAACAAGAGAAACAAGAAACAAGGAGAAATATTATGAGTAATTATTTAAAAGACAGAAAAGAAGCACGTGAACTAGTAATTGAAAAATACACAAAAAATGGTTCTTATTTAATTGGGCATGAGAATGGTGAGTTGTATTGTGCAGACAATTACAATCATTTACTTGAATTGCACAAAGATTATCTTAATGACGAACCATTGGTATTGTTAGCGATCAATGAAGATGATGCTAAAGAATTACAAGATGATTGGAAACTAGACAACGAGGGTATCGCATGCCCTGCAATTAAGATAATTGGAAAGGATGGAGTGCAAGCATGAGTAATTTACAAAAAGCGATTGAATCAATAAAACTTCACCAAGAACCTGGTCACTTACCATCTGATGAGTTAGTGCTTGCAACTGCAAACAAGTTTGGGGTTGAGCCGGATCTTATCATGCTTCCATTTATTGATGAGGAGAATGCAAGACCAATTAAATCCTCAACCATTGGAGAAATGGCAGAGAAGCAAGGTAAAGATGGTAAGCGTGCAAGAAGGTTCTTGCGTAGTGGTCTAGACTCCAAGCTCGATTACAATGAGCAAGTGCAGAACCAAGCTATTGGAAAGGATGGAGTACCAGCATGAGTGCAATAGAAGAGAAACTAGAGGAAGCTCACACTTTTCTACATCTTGCTATCCATGAGAAATCTGGAGAAGAGAGAGAAGATATCTTGCTAGATGGATTGGCAAGTTTACAGGAAGTCATGGAAATGATGAAGAAAATGAAGCGTAAACTAATCTATGAAACAGATCCAAGGTTAGATCCAAACTTTGAGTCTAGTGTAGGAGAAACTTAATCTTTTCCCTATACCCCTCTAAAAAGCGTTTTGGTTGCGTCACATGAGTAAACACCCTCATAATCAATCAAAACGCTTTTTAGCACCCTTCGGGGGCTTCTAATGGCATACTATGAGACACAATGTAAGTCATATGTAGTCAGAAGGGAGTCTTTTTATCATTTAGACGCGTTTCAACGTGGGTCGAGAATCGACCAATGGATTTGTCAAAGAGAAACTTGCTAGCCCGTTCCTCACCATTGCGGTTCTTAGCGACATTGCATACAATCACATCCTTGGTTGGGTCAATGACCTCTTCTCTGTGCATTAACATCACGCAGTCTGCATCTTGTTCTATGCTTCCAGACTCACGCAGATCCGAAAGCATAGGGTTTCTGTTTTGAGCTTCAAGCGCACGGTTAAGCTGAGAAAGAGCAACCACAGGAATATCGTATTCCATTGCAATTGCTTTTAACTGACGAGAAATCTGGCTAATCTCCTGCACTCTGTTATCCACACCAGGCACGCTGAGTAATTGCAGGTAGTCGATAACGACTAGTCCAAGCTCACCCTCAATCCTTTGCTTGGCAACAAATGCCTGGATACTTTGCAAGGTTGCTTCATTATCATCCTTGAATGTGATAGGCCATGACTGCATTGCTTTGACTTGTGCTTCCAGCTTTTGCTTGTGATTAGGTTGGAGAAATCCTTTTGTGACGGGTTTACGCACGCCACTCGTGCTTGAAAGCAGTCTACCTGCAATCTCATTGGCAGTCATTTCAAGACTAGCATAGGCTGCACGCAATCCACGCTTTGCACATTCATGGGTAAACTGAATAGCAAGTGCAGACTTTCCAATACCAGGACGAGCAGCAAGAACGTACAGACTACCCTTCTTGAATCCACCTTGAAGTACGAGATCTAATCTTGATAAGCCTGTGGTGAGTGCTTGTGTGCCTCCTGCATCTACTTCGAGAAAGTCTGCATGTGCCTGCTTACTTGCGGCTGAACATGCAACCACACCTTTTCGCTGAGAAAGGGAACGAGCGATTCGATTTACGAATCCTTGGGATATTTCTTCTGCTGACTTGTTTGCTTTGAGTTCATCATTGGCATGAAATAATGCATGCTCAACCGCTCGTGTGTTCCTATGCTCAATTAAATAATCGATGTACCGGGTAATACTTCCACCACCATACTTCTCAGAAATGAACATGACTTCGTCCTGGAGTTCTGGATGCTTGATAATTACATCAACCTCATTGGCAGGTGATAACTCTAAGCACGTCTCGAAGATCGTGGAACGATCCGCGCTACTGAAGTCATCCTTAGTAAGAGCTTCACCCGCTTGTGCGGTTGCCACGCCACTCGTATCGTGGAGCATGGCAGATAGAACTGCTTGTTCTGCTAAATCTACATCAATATTCACGGATGGATTGTCTCAATGTCATCAAAGTTTAAGCCATGAGTTGTTGACTTTGGAGATTTTACTCTGAGGTGTGGGAATCTTTCCTTTAGCCATGTCTTGCACGCACCACGAAAACATGCATCCCAATCAAGGTATCTCTTGCCACTCGCTTTTGCCCAATCTGTGAATGCTTCAAGCGCACCATCGTAATCGATGCCTGCATCTTCCGCTATTGACCGAGATGGGCAAAAATCTGCTGGTAATAAATGCTTCCCACGGGTCTTCGTTTTGACCTCAGGAATGTCAGGGGTACTATATATATTATTATTATACATATTCGTTAGAATATGTTGCGCGCACGCGAGGCGGGATGGAATACTGCCCCAAATCAGGTCAGTCAAAACTTGTCCCTTAGTTGTACCAGACTGCTCGCAGTAGGCATCTAACAGTTTGTGTGTTTCGTTGTTAATTTTGACCCTCAAATCTTGTTTTTCTGTACTCATTTTTTATGCTCCTAAGATTGCTAAAATCCATGCAAAAATCATCCACAGCCAAGTGATAATTGCTGCTATAAAGATTGCTGTAATTATTATCTTTTTCATTATTTTATTAATTGCTTGCATTGTATTCTATTGTGCTTGTTTGTAGTTTACTTGGACGCAAAACTGATGTTTTAGCGTATTTTTTTATTGTTTCTATTTTAATTAAGTATGCCTTTTTGGGGTGCGTATCTCCCTTGCCTACGAATTGTCTAAGGGGTGGATTTGTTTCGATTATTAAATCCTTCAATGCTTCTGGCGTGATAAATATAAACTCTGACTTGGTATCAAAGATCCACCAATCTGCTGTCGTTGCCATCAAGCCGGATCGCTTACCATACATCTCGACCTCGACTACGAGATTGCCAGAATAATGAGCCTTCCAATCCTGCTTTACCTCATATCCCTGCTTAGTATTGGCTAAGAAGAAATCAAAGCCTGAGAACTTGCCTGGTATGGGTATGGGCTTATGCCCTTTCGATTGGAAGAACTCGATTAATTCTGCCTCCCGCAACTTGCCGACAGATAAGCTCGTGTCAAATGCTTGAGTCATTTCTAGATATTGCAGATCCAACTGCAAGTGCTTGGAAGAATGCAGTAGTTTCTTTTGTTGGCACAATACCACGCACACGCTTCAATCGTTCTCTTTCTTTTTGACGAGCAATTACATTTTGCATGACTCGCTTATTCTTTAAACGATTATAGGTTTCTTCTTTGCGATCCTTGATTGCTTGTTTCTCTGCAAGTATACCCTCTCTCACCTCTTTGTAGTATTTTAGAACCACATGAAACGCCCTTGATACATAATTATTATGACATCTATCATTCCACTTATTAAAGAAAGGCATACCCTTGTAATGCGTCATTCTATAGGTCGTGCGCACTTTGCTTGATTTCTCATCAGTAAAAACTTGTACTCTAGATGTTTTTGGCACTAACTGCATACGAACTCTATAGTACCCTGGTTTTTTAATTACCCACGCATTATGACGTATTGCTCCGTGTCCGGTGTATGGACATGCAAATGGATCACTTACCCACACCTCAATACAATTGAATGGATAGTCATTTTTCTCCCATATTGTGTTATTAAAATGACGATCTATATCCTCTTGAGATATGTAAACCAATGGATCGTAACAATATTTAAGCCAATCATTTTCGTCTCTCAACCTATATCCAAGTGCTTTGATCTCACATTCCTTTAAACAATTATTATGTAATCGATATACAAATCCATAAAATTTAATTTCTTGTTTATCAAAACCTGTTCTATCCCAAAACTTTAGCTTACTTTTTTCTCTATTGGCCTTTGACCTCATACCTGAGTAAGTAACTGCTTGAGTTCTGCTCTGGTTATTTCTGTATTCTTACGAAAGATAATCTTACCCTTTTGTACATAGTAAGGTAGCTCTTGTGGCTTTAAGTCTTCTTTAAGTTTACTGTCCTCAATGTATGCTTTTTGCTCAGTTAAGGTACGCATATTACCATCTCCGCACAATTGCATGGTCTGCTCACTACTTGCATCAAGTATACTTACATCAAGCACGTCTCCACCAGCGATAAGTAATGGAAACTTTTCACCTTCAAATACTCGATTCTGTAAGCTGTATGGTAAACGCTTTACAATATTTGTTTTCTTTGCATCCGACATGCCACCAAGAATAAGTTTTGGATGTATCCATTTTCTGCCAATAGCTTCAAATTGTTTCCATGCTTTTGCAGGTACAATATCACTAAACTCAAGTTGCATTTTATCTGCATACTCAGGGTTTTGGTCTATTGCTTTTACATATATTTCTCCGGCTTTTACAAATCCATTGATGCCATTTGTAATCGCATCTTTAAATTCGTTCGTTAATTCTTCGTAGGTTTTTGCTAGTTCTGTTATCATAGTATTTTTGAGTTAGTTAGTTTTGGAAGTCCAGGACTTCTCGTTTAATAATTTAATTAGGTCTTCTAGTTTGCATGTGAACATGCTCTCCGTGTTATTCTTTCTGTGTATTACACATGGTGGTTTATCACCTGCATCTCGTATGCTCTGTGTCATGGCACTATATAAGTTAAGTGCCTGCACATGCTTGGCTTCGATATGAAATGGAAAGTCACTCACCACATCCGGGGAGTCCGATCCACCAGAGAACTGCTGTCCTCTGCGTGAACCTGGAAACCCATTCTCGGATAA